TTCGTGTGTATAATATAAATAGATGCCTATTAAAAGGACACACGTACACTTCGCATATACATATGCCACAGGGGTCATCACTAATACGCATCATTAGATTCACTGCTTTCATCTATTGATAAAGCAAGTGCATCAATTATTAGGGAGTTCCTAGGATTCCCTTATATAATTTAATAAAAAAGGTAATATGAAATTTGAAGCAAATATACCTAGCTATTTACGGACTGGCCATGGGGTCTTTCCAGTAAAGAAAAAAGATACTTCTAAATTTAGGGAAGTGTCTGGTAATTTCTATGAACAAGCTAAAAGAGGTTTTGATGTACCTGTCACTAGTGAAACTAAAGATACAGCTTTTGCTCCTACTGACAATTCAATTCAACCTCAGGGTAACTTTTTGAGTAGGATGCAGAAAAATATGGAAGCTAAAGGTCCAATAATACCTAGTAGCGAAGATCCTATTAATCCTTTTACACCTAAACCAATAGGTCCTGTACTTCCAGATAGAACGAATGAGTACATTAGCTAAAGACATACCTTTTAAAGAATTAATGGAGATAATAAATGCAAGACATGGGTTCTTCTATAGTAAAGACTCAAAAAAGAAACTTAACAGACATGCAGGAAAAGTTTCTAGACGTATTATTCGGGGAAGCTCAAGGAAATCCACGAGAAGCAGCTAAGATAGCTGGCTACTCTGAACATAGTTATCCCAAAGTTATAAGAAACTTAAAAAAAGAAATAACAGAATTAGCAGAAAATCATTTATCTACACATTCTGCAAAAGCAGCCACTAGGTTAACTACCTTACTAGATGAAGACGGCACTACACCACATGCAAGTATTCGTCTAGCAGCTGCTAACTCAGTACTAGACAGAGTAGGACTTGTAAAAAAAGATCAGTTAGATATAAATATGAAATCATTACATGGAATATTTATATTACCACCCAAGGATATGCCTAAGAATGACTAAAGAAGATTCAGATCGTAAAAAAGATTATACCAATGCGTATAAGCAATTAACTCCACGGGGTCCTGCTACTATAATAGTAGGCGATGAAGCTATACTTAATCCTTATCGTAGTCCTATAAGAAGAAAATATAAATTACCTAATAACAGAGAAGATTATATAACAAAAATATATTCAAAGAATAAGAAAAAAAAGAAAGAATAAGTGGAACCAATAAAGATTAAGAAAGTAGCTAGAGTAGTTCCATTTGGTTTTAAACAATCACAAGATTCTAACTATTTAGAACCAGTTAAAGAAGAAATGGATGCTCTTAAACAGGCACAAGAATATTTAAAAACTTGCTCATTAAGAGAGACTGCTAAATGGGTACATAGAAAAACAGGAAGATACATATCACATGTCGGACTTAGAAAAAGACTTGAACGAAGTAGCACCACCGAAGCCGAAGAAAATAGTTCAGAAAAAAGCCAAGAAGTCAGTCAAACAGATACTAGCTCGCACTCGTAAGAAAGTTGCAAAGGCAGAACAATCTTTACGTTCTGCTAAACGTCATGCAGAAAATACTAAAAGTAAACTGTTAACTATTAATAAAGCTTTAACAGGAAAAGAGACACAGCTACTTACAGAAGATGTAATTAAAAGTGCACCTAAAACAGTGCAAGAGCATATAAACCAGCAAGATGTAATCTTTAGACCTAACGATGGTCCACAGACAGAATTTCTTGCAGCTCCCGAAAGAGAGGTATTTTATGGGGGAGCGAGAGGAGGTGGAAAATCCTATGCTATGTTGGTAGATCCATTAAGATACTGCCATAAAGAAACGCATAGAGCACTCCTTATTAGACGGACAATGCCAGAGTTAAGAGATTTAATTAATCATTCTCAAAGACTATACTCGAAGGCATTTCCAGGAGCAAAATGGAGAGAACAAGAAAAAGAGTGGAGATTTCCTTCAGGAGCAAAGATAGAGTTCGGTTACGCAGAGAATATGACAGATGCTTTACGTTACCAAGGGCAATCTTACACATGGATAGGAATAGACGAACTACCACAATATCATTCGCCAGATATATATAATTTTTTAAGATCATCTTTAAGATCAGTTGATACTGAGATTCCAGTTTACATGAGAGCAACAGGGAATCCAGGTAATATAGGTTCACAATGGGTACGTGAAATGTTCGTGGATCCCGCTATGCCTAATTTTGCCTTTGATATTAATATAGATACACCTAATGGTAATAAAGTAATTACAAGAAGATTTATACCAGCAAAACTTCAAGATAATCCTTATCTAATTCAGACAGATGATTATTATGTTATGCTGGCATCATTGCCAGAAATACAAAGAAAACAATTCTTAGAGGGAGATTGGGATGCATTTGAAGATTCAGCATTTCCTGAATTTAATAAAAGTATACATGTGGTTGATCCCTTTGAGATGCCTAAAGGTTGGCAGAAATTTCGTGCTGCAGACTGGGGTTATAGTTCTCCTGCTTGTGTTCTTTGGTTTGCTATTGATTATGATAATAATTTATGGGTATATAGAGAATTGTATACCAAAAAGATTACGGCAGATGTATTCGCACGAAAAGTCCTAGAGCTAGAACACGGAGAATACATACGCTACGGGGTCTTAGACGCTAGTACATGGGCAAAGAGAGGTGATATAGGTCCAAGCATCGCAGAAACAATGATTCAAACAGGATGCCGCTGGAGGCCCTCTGATAGAACATCTAAAAGTAGAATTAGTGGTAAGCTAGAAATTCATAAAAGATTAAAGATTAGTGATGATAAGAAAAAGGAACCAGGAATTAGAATCTTTTCTAATTGTAGAAATTTAATTCGAACACTACCTCTTTTACCATTAGATGATAATAATCCTGAAGATATTAATACACATGTAGAAGATCATGCTTATGATGCATTAAGATATGGATGTATGAGTAGACCTATGCATACAAGTTATGCAAACAGATTTAATAAAACTCCTAAACCACAATTCCAACCTGCCGATAGAATATTTGGATATTAGTTAATACTATAAAAAGGAGATAGTGAAAAAAATTAAACTACCTATTGTAGATAAAAAGAATTTTCCTTATACACTAGTAATGGTTTATTGGGAAGATATAGTTGGAGATGTAGCTTGGGCAGATATATCTGATATTAAAAAATCTAAAACTGCAATATGC